TTTGTACTCAGAGGCCAAGAGTTGGGCTTTGCGCGCAGACCATTGGCCAGCGTTCCCGCCTTTCGTGCCCGCCTTGATGCGTTCGAACAATCTCTTGCGCATAGAAGGCTTCGTGTAGTTGCCGGCTTCGTTTACCTTTGATTTCCTTACCGTAGGCATCACCACTTTACTTTATTCGCCCAGTACGCCGCGCTAGTCGGTCCTTTAGCGATGTTCTTGCGGTGGCGGGCCTTGAAGCTCTTGCGCTTCGCTTTCATGCGCTCCGATTCGCCCGCCTTCGGCTTACCCGCCGTGCTCGCCCCTCTTTCCCCGAAACGAATAATCTTTACCTTGCCGCCGTCCTTGACAGCGACAATATGAGATTTCTTGCCCTGAGGCGATCTCTTAGGTTTATTCAGACCCGATAGCCCGAACCGCTTAAGCTTTGCCTTTATATCTGCCATACGGCAAATATAGCAATTATTCAGAAGGCTTTATTCCGTACTCTCCGGCCTCAAGCGTGTATGTGACTTCGCCAGAATCACTCAAGTAAGTAAACGACATTGTCTCGCCCTCTGAAATCTCAAGAGTCTCGTATGTCGCGACGTAAGTTCCGTCATCCTGAAGGCATTCATCCATCGACGCCTCTAAGAACCCCCAAGCCATGTTTGGGCAGTTGACGTCAGTCCAAGACTGAAGCAGGTCTTCTTCTGTGTGTATGGTTACTGAGTATTTCATTAGCTTACACTTACGAGCAACATGGTTTCGGCGCCGCCAGCGACTTGAACGGCGACAGAATTTACAGTAGCTCCAGAAGGGAAGCTATTGAGTGTGTTTATGTTGACTCCCTCGATGCTTGTAGTAGGGCTGTTCCAACCGCCGCCGCTGCTGGGTGAGCCCCAAACACTTACGATGTTGTTCTTTTTGAAAACCCTTGCGGTGGTCTGACTAGGACCGTATCCGTGCTGGATGGTGTCGTCAAAATCATTCCAGTCTGTATCTGTTCCGTATTGAGTTATCGAATGGTATGTCGCTGATGACCCTTGAAACCCATACGTATTTCCGCAAGTGTGTAACCCAATAGACCCAGTAGTTCCCTTCCTAAATGCGGTGTCGTAGTTTCCTGTAACGAGCTGTTGCCAGTCAGTATCAGTTCCAAGTTGAACTACATATGATTGGTTGCTGTTGTTTGAAACAGAAGCTTCCTCGGCAGCTGGGAAGTTTGAGTTTGCTCTTCCAAACATAAACAACTCTCCAGAAGTGTTGATGACCATACATCCGTATTGATTGCCTCCTATCTTGAAGGACCCTACACTGTAGTTTAGGTTTTCAGACCAGTCAGTTGACGCACCAGTCTTAACTCTAGTAAACGACGTAGTATACCCAGTAGTAGTGCCCTGTGCTGTAGCCCCATAATTGTTCCTCCCAGCCGCATAAAGATATGTGTCGCTAGAACCGCCCTTTAGTGCATAAGAGTTATAGTTGCCAACAGCAATATCCTTCCAGTCCGTATCGCTCCCGACTTGAACCCAATTGTTTTGGGTTGCCTGATTTCCAAGCCCAAGAGTCCCGTAAAAATTATACCCTACACCCCACAGTGTCCCGTTTGTTTTTATAGCTAGAGCCCACGAAGTAGTTCCATTTCCAGCAATCCAAAACCCAGAGACACCAGTCAAAACCTGTTCAAAAGCGTTGTAGTTCGTATTTCCCCACTTCTGGTTGGCTTGATCGTAAGACGTCTTGTGGTACAGATTCCCGCTTGAGTCCAAAGCAAGAATATGTGAGTTGTTCATCTTGAGTTTTACGAACTGAGTGGTCGACACCTCGTAAGCATACGTTGGGATGTCGCTAAAGAATGTAGCCCAGTCAAACGGGAATGGAGACAAAGACAGTCCTCCGTAAGCTATAGTCCCCGTTGATGGTTGGGTCAAGGTGTGAGCCTCACCCCCGCCTGAACTCTCAACAAAGCTTTTACCGCTGAATCCAGAAATATCTGCTGAATCTACTCCGCTAAATTTTGGCATGGCTTAAAGTTCTATCCAGTCTTTGGATGGTGAGAAATACACGTAGTTCTTAGATGCGTCGATGACGTACCCGCATACGCGAACGAAGTCTCCAGTGGTGTGGCTGCTGATGTCGTTCGTAAGCTCGCCTGCGGTAAGGCTCAAGTAGAGCACGTCTCCTTTAGATGCGGTAGAGAACCCAGTGTTTGAGGCGAGCTTGACGCTACCCTCGATAAGCATTTCAGCGGCAGAGGCCGCGTCTGTCGCAACGGCAAGCAAACCAGTAGCGGTGCTTCCCGCATCCGCGTCGGCCTGAACCCACGCAGAGCTTCCCGCGACGTATACTCCTCCTGCGGTGACAGATCCCGAAGTGTGGAACTGCGTTATGACGTTGCCCCCAGCACCGACTTCACCAGCAGACGGAGAAGTAGGCGCGCGTCCGTTCATCTTAATCAGGTCTGCAGACAGAATGGCTCCGCCACCAATCGTAAACTGAGTTCCAGTCCACGTAAGGTTGCTGTCGCCCTCGATCGAAGACGAACTGTCAAACACGGCAACTTGATAGGTAACAGGGGTTCCTGAAGCTGTTACTCCTCCGCTCGGCGTTTCGGCTTGCCACCCGTTCGTCGTGTCGTAGGTAAGAACCTGACCGTCGGTAGGCGACATGCTAGAGTATACGTCAGAGAGCTGATCAAGACGCTGCGTAGTAATGTCAGTAAGGTAGCTTTGAGCAGAGTGGTCGCCCCATCCATATGCCGTATCCCAGTTTGAAATATCAGTAGAAGAGAAATCAGAATCGTGCCAAAGCTTCTTCCAAGAGTTCCATGTTCCGTTGTAGTACCCTCTCTCATACCTGTTGGTAGTACTGTCGTAGATAAGATACCGCTGGTAAACCATCACTCCGTCGGAATAAACCACAAGCATCCCAGCCTTATCTTCTGGATAGTTAGAACCTGCGGCAGCATTAGCATTGGAGTTCTGATGATAATATCCGTCAGTAGTATATGTGTTTAAGTCTGCACCACTAGGAATGTCAGAACCTTTTGCAAAATAACCCTGAGTAGAGTGGTCTCCCCATCCATAGGCTGTATCCCAATGACCGACTTTAGTGTCAGTAATGACATTAGTGCCCATGTCAATGGTGTTCCCATTAGCGTCGAGCGTACCACCAAGCTGTGGCGTTGTATCCTCTACGAGATTGGAAATATATCCAGCAGAAGCGTGATTACCCCATCCGTATGCAGTGTTCCAGTTCGAACTATTGTCGGTTACAATACCGTATGTACCAACGCCAGTGCGCTTCATCAAACCGTTCGAAGTGAAGTCTCCGTCTACAACAACATCAGCGTGAGATGTTTCAGACGTTAGGTATCCTTCGCTTGCATGATTACCCCACCCGTAAGCTGTATCCCATTGACCGACTTTAGTGTCGGTAATGACATTAGTGCCCATGTCGATGGTGTTACCATTGGCGTCGAGTGTTCCGCCAAGCTGTGGCGTTGTATCCTCTACGAGATTTTCAAGTTCGTTCCCAGTGGCTTGAGTAATGCTGGCAAAAGACAATGTGCCGCTTCCGTTAGTTTGCAACACCTGTCCAGACGTGCCGTCAGCAGCTGGAAGCGTATACGGGTTGAACTCGTCGTTAATAGTGATTTGACCGTTGACTTCTACGTCACCAACAACGTCGAGCTTTGCCGACGGGGATGCGGTCCCGATACCTACGTTGCCTGAAGAATCAATACGAATGCGTTCTGCAGCATTAACATTAAAAGCCAAACTATCGCTTGCATGTCTGTATATGATAGCTCCTACGTCTGGGTCTAATGCGTCTCCAAAGTTAACAACGCTGTTGTTATTTGCGTATGCTTGTAGGTATAATTGTGTGCTGCCTGCTGTATTGTATATCCTTGCGCTCGCCCCACTATTTTCTACGTCCAGCAAGTAATTAGGGGTTGTAGTCCCGATACCAACGTTGCCAGTACCGTTAGGTACGATCGTTATGTCCCCGTTTGACGCGCTGACAATGCTCTTTCCGTTTACGTCAAGATCGCTGCCGAGCTTCAGAGTCGTATCGCTAGAGCCAAGCGTAAGAGCCACCGTGCCTCCAGTCTCTCCCCTTATCGAACCATTTTGTTCAAATACAATGTCTACGTTGGCGCTACCATCGCCGATGTAAACGTCAGCCGTACCGTCGCCAAGCAAGACATCGCCAACAGCGTTAGAGATGACCAGATCATCCCCAGACTGTACGATCTTACCCGCGTCAGTGCCTGAAGCGTTAGAGAACTGGATGTCCCCGTTTGCAGGAGTAATGATTACATCTTTAGCCATGGGTTCTTACTTGTTGTAAGCGTCAGATTCTGCCGCTGATTCTTTTCTTTGATGGTGTAAAACTTGATCTTACTTTTATTGGATTGGTTCTTTGAGCGTAAAAAGATGATATGGGCATGTCGGTGTTCTGTTCCAGAATAATCTTTATGTCCTTCATCTTATACCCCTCCTCCCTTATGTTGCTGTTGTTGTTGTATATCCCAGCCACAAGTATGTAGTCTTTTAGTTGAGGCTGTATGGTGAGCTGACCCTCTTCAAAAGAGCCTAAGGATGAAGCGGAATATTGAACCTCTTCTCTAAAGCCCAAGTCGCCAGCTAAAACTGTTGACGTGTTAGTGCTATTTAATATCGTAGTCTCTCCGTCAACACCATTTACCCATCGCCCCATCTTGTATCCGCTCCTGTTGTTTGTTGCGACCAAGTAAGGCCTAGTCCCGTTAAAATCAGAAGTGCATTGCAACTCACACGACACCCTGACTTTTGTGTTAGCTGGGATGTACGCCGTTTCAAAAAACCCTCCGTAAGTGTCAGTAGACACCTGTACGTCCCAATACTGTTCGTCGCTATTCCAAAACCTTATCGCCGTTGAACCGGCTTGAACTAGAGTGCCTTCTTCAAAACTCCAGTTTATGTATTCGGCAAATCCGTTTTTACCGCCAGTCCTATAGTATACGGCTCTGTCGTCCCAGTCTGCTGGGTAGGTGTAATTGGAAAACACGATTCCAGTGCCATCTGCGGCCGTACCATCCCATCTGTTGGGCTGAATCTTACTATCTAAAAATCTTATCCTACCCCCAGATTGACCAACGTACGGAGGGTTCCTATATCCGTCTTGTTCTAGCCTTTCTATTACAGTGTTATCGGACATGCGATAAAGGATATAAAACCCCCTATTTTCATTGTTGAGCAGCTTTAAGTGGCGTATAGTCTGCATCTCCCTAATATGGTTGATGCCAATGCCGTAGTCGTCTATTCGGGTTATGTATATGTACTCCAGAAAAGCAAATGGGTTATAATAACCGTCGGTCCACCATCCAGAATAAAGGTGTCTGGTTGAATAGAAGTTGGTACACTTCATATCGTAATTTCCACTCCAGCCCCACCATCCTCTTTCTCCGTTGTAAGACACGTTATTTCTAAACACTATGCGATACGTATCTCTTGTTGCAAACCCAGCATAGCTGGTTCTGTTGTTCGGAGAGTCGTAAACGCAAGAATCTACCCTAGATTCATAATCCCTACCGTCAACAGTACTTCCTTCCTCTACGTAAGAGGTCCTGCCCGCGATCATAAACCCATTATAGTACGTCGAAGAGGTGTTTACCCCAAGGCCCTTAAAATGCACGTCTTGGAACCTAACCCTCCTAACAATTCCATTAGTTGAGTCGGTCCAACGCTCTATATAAATAAAGACGCGCGTGTTGGAGCTTGTGTCAGCTGCGCGTATAACGCAGTCTCTCGTAGCTATTGTTACAATGCTTCCTACCTTATGGGTGTACCTAAGCTGGTCGTCTAACGTCAAGGTGTTTCCAGACTTTGCCGTAACTGTATACTTGGTGTCATAATCCCAGTTGGTGTCCGTGTCGTTGTTGACGTCTACTATTATCTCGTCCCCAACGGAAATGTCCCCCGCATCGCCAACCACTAACTGGTCGGTGCTGTTTGCCGAAGTTATTGCCGTCGTAACGGTGGTTGCCATTCTTTTGACTATGCTCCCGCTGAGGTGCTTTTTTTCGTTTCCAGTCTGGTAAGCCACAGAGCCAACTACGCTGCCTGAAGGGGCGCTGTCAAGGGTTATTTCGTTTAGGCGCTTGTTTATGGCGCTAATCGTCCGCACGTTACGATCGCTTCCAGTTCCGAAAACTATCTTATACCCAGCCCTAAAGACTTTTGCATTGTCCACGGTTATAACGCTGCCGTTGACCGCGCTGATCGTAGCCTCTGGCGAAACGAACTGCTTAAAGTAGATTCGGTTGTTTGCTGTGTCTACGTCGTGAACAAAGAAACCTTCGTCGGTACACACCCTGTAGTCTACGTCTCTTCTAAACACCGTTATCCAATCGCCTTTCGCGAATCTGGTCGCGTCAGCAACGCTCAGGTACGAAGAATTGTAGTCGTGCGCAGATGAGAGCGTTGTGTTTAGGTTCTTGGCAGACCCTTGACACTTAATGGAGGTCCACTTTTCTGTTTCAACCCAAACCCCGTGCTGGTCAGAGTTGGTGCCCGCGATTTCTAAGATGGTGTCATCCTCCATCTCAAACATTCCGCCAGACGTAGAGACTCCTTCGGTAAAATATGAGGTTTTGCCTGAAGCCCTGACGGTGATTCTACCGTTCATCTTCAACCTTCCGCCAGAAGCGATAAGAAGCTTTCCATGACAAGTTACATCTCCATAACCATTAGTCTCCCTTTCGTCGCTATTTACGGTGACGATGTGTCCAGCAGCAATAGTGAACGTGTCTCCGTCGGCTGGCGTTGAACCACCCCACGTCGAGGAGCTCGTCCAGTTCCCAGATTGAGATGATGTCAAACTAGCCATGTTATTCTGTTTCTGGGTCTAAAAATTCTTCAGCGCCTTCAAGCTCGTACTGGCTTGTGTCTACGGCTATCTCAAACTCTAAGACGTTAGAGTCGTCCTGCACGGTGGAGTTATTTAGCTCAATGCCAGTAACATCCCCCTCTACAGAAAGTGTTTGAGTGCTTTTGTCGTAATAAACCCTAATTATCATTGCACGGTAATTAGAGGCTCAACATCTTTACGCATGGCCTGAATAAAGTAGAAGTAATGCTTTTTCCGAGGCCCGCCAACTTTAATTCTGTTGGACTCATAACCCCTGTAAAAGTAACAGCTAGACGAACCGATTCCCGTAAGCTGAACGGAAATGGTGCTTTCGTCTACAAGATCCAACCACTCCTCTGGGAGTTCAATGGTGTCTGACTGACTCTCGCCCCTCACGTACACCGCATGCTCAGGGCCCTCCAAGGAGCCGTACACGAGGCGTTTGCCTTCTTGCGTGGGGTGTGGTATGTCGAACGACTTTGAGGCAGCCCTGAACGTCCCGGTGACGGTAACGTTCCCTGATCCATCATCGGTAATTACCTGCTTCCAGCCTGCCATATCGTTCTATTATTTCGCCTCCTCCAGCTTCTGCAGTCTTGCAAATTCTTTTTCGAGTTTGTCAATAACTTTAGACACCGCAGGAGCGTCGGTTGCTTTAATGCTTACGCTCTTGAGCGCTTCCGTGAGGAAGTACACTTCGTTAATTTCTAGTTTCATGGTATATTAAATTAAGCTTGATCGCTGAGCTTATTTACGATCGCGCTAAGCAAAAATACATCTTTTCCATCGAACTTACAAGAAGAAAGGACTTTTAACAAAAAGTCCTTTTCTTGATCGGTAAATGATTCTTGCTTTCTTGGTTTAGAAAGAAGGCTCATTATGCGAAGTATATGTAGAAGTTGTCCCCTGAATCACAGTAAAGCGTGCCATCACCCGCAGTTGGAGCGCCTGAAGGGGCGCCGGTACCAAACGTCATCAATGAAACCCATCCTGCCGCGGTGGCCGTTCCTTGCTTGTAGATTTCAAACCCACCGAGCTTCTCAGTAGAGTTCCAAGCGATGACCGGGTCTTGGGTTGCGTCGCCAGTATGAATCAAGATACCACCTCCGTTAGCCGTGGCTTCGTCTGGAGAAGCAGTAGCTGCAAGCTCAATTTGCTTATCGTCAACGGAAATCGTTGTCGAGTTAATGGTGGTTGTCGTTCCATTAACAGTCAAGTTACCACCAACAGTAAGGTTAGATGTAATAGAGACACTGCTAGGGAGACCAATCTGAACAGATGCCGATTCAGTACCAGAACCAGTGACCTCAATCTCGTTGGTCGTACCAGTGATAGCGGCCACATAATCACCAGTGGTGCTTGTGCCGAGAACTACTGAGTTAGCCTGCACAGAGTTTACCGTCACGGCCCCCGTTGAGCCGAGAGAAATATCGCCGCTTATTGCATAGTTGTCAAACGAGTCAGTTCCATCATATATCAAGATATGCCCAGAAGCCGGAGAACTAATGTCAGTATCAGAGAGACCGGCCACCGTGCCTGAAGCTGGCGCGGTCCAGCTAAAGCTACCGTCACCATCCGAGGCGAGGTAATAACCGCTGGTTCCGTTGCCAGTAACGTTCAGCTCGTTGGCGCCAACAACGTTAGAGCCGATGTTAGTTCCGCTGATCGTGATGTTTGACGTACCATCAAAAGAAACGCCAGTCGCCGTAACATCACCAGACAAAGCAATCGTTCTGCCAGTTGCCAAAGCCGTAGCGGTAGCCGCGTTACCAGACGTATCTTGGTTACCAGTAGTATTGACACCGGGGAGGTTAATGTTCGCCGTACCATCAAATGATACGCCCCCGATAGTGCGTGCTGTTTCGAGCGCGGTTGCTGTACCGGCGTTACCAGTAGTGTCTTGAGCAATCGTTCCCGACGTCGATTCAACGACGACCTTTTTCCATCCAGCCATAGCTTAAAATTTTTTGAGAGTTTTTGTTTGTTGCAAATATATATAGAAAAATAATATCTATTTACGAGCTAACCCCGAAGAACAGTTCGTCAGATTGGTTCGCGTACAGACCCCCTTCCACGGCCGTGGGCTCGGACTGCGGCGTAAGCTTCAAAACACCGTCCACCTTTGTATCCCCCGCTACGTGGAACAGGCTCGAAGGGGAGGCGGTCCCTATGCCGACCCTATCGTTAGTCCCGTCGAAATAGGCCAGAGCCGCCAGACCGTTAGACTGTATGGTGAACCCGTACGTTGAAAGATCCGTCGTAGCGTTCGCGTCAAAGGTTAGGTCGTCGGTGATGTTCGTATCGGCGTCGTGAGAAAACTCAGTCCACGTCGTAAGGTCGCTTCCGAGCACGTACAGGGTAGCGTTAGAGTTAACGTACACGAACATACCCTCGCTCCTCCTATCCGTAGATATTGCGTCTCTGGCGGTGGTGTCGGCCACGGAGCGCAAGCCGCCCTTCCCGTAGGTGTCTACGTGAGTTGCGTACGTATCGGTAGAGTCCGTCGGTGAGACGAAACCGGTAATCGCTATGCCTCCAGATATCGCTGCCATGTTAGCTTACTTGTATGTTTATGGAGCCGCCGAGGACGTTCTTGGTTCTGTAAACCCTGTATGTGGTGTTTTGGCTGTAAGCATTCGTTACGCTAACAGTTCCGTAATACCACCCGTTCTCAACTTCTGAAAAGAACGCGTTGTCTGTACTGTCGGCCATAGCCACGGCAAGGTTTGTTGAGGTATCCTTAAAGCCAGTGGTGGCCGTAGGCGACCCGAAAGAGTCTGGCCAAGCGAAATACTTGTACCCGCCCGACGCGAAAGACTTTGTCCCTGTCTCTGTGCTAGTCAGAAGGCTGCTAGTTAACCCCTCTATTCCAGACTCGTCAAGAGTGGTAGAAGAGGAGGTTCCGTAATACATTCTCCAGTACCAGTTATAGGTTCTGTTTCGTGTAAGAGAATCTCCGTTAGAGTCCGTAGCTGTAACTGTAAACACGACGGAGCCGGGGCTGGTGAGCGTTATGGCAGAATGCGTTGCGGTGTACGGGGAGGCGCCGTAAGACAGGCCCGTGGCGATCGTTCCGGAGGCACCTCCAGAGTAAGTAATGCCCACAGAGGCTGCGGCGATGTTAGAGTCGTTGGTTGCGCTCCACGTAAACGTCCTGTTGGCGGCGAAAGAATCGCCTACCTCTATAGGCGTTGATTCGTTTGAAACTGAAAAAGCAGTAAAGCTAGGGGTTTGATACGGGTAAAGCAATCCGTCGAACATCTGTTGCAACGTTTTTGCATCGAAAGTAGAGCCCGCATCCCACCCACCAACAGCCTCAGGCATGGCCTCGGCGTTCGTGTATTTAAAAGAGCTCGAACCACCGCCAGAAGGTATGGCGGCCTTTACCTCAATGGAGTTGAACTGCTCTACTACAGTGGCGACAGTAGTGTTTCCTGAGGACACCGTAATTGATGCCCCCGGGGTCGTCGTGCTTACCGTTAATGTCGTTGCCTCTGCCATAGCTACGACTTAAGCGGAATATTCAGTGACGTCCTCGTTTACTACAAAAGAACCCCTAAGAATGGTTGTATGCGTGTCGTCGAGCCCTCCGTTCGCGGAGTCTGGTATCACGTACTGAAGGTCATAAACGTAACGGCCAGCGGCCACAGCTTTCATCGTGGTGTCCGCAATGTAGATGGTGACGTTTCCACTATCATCAACATTGTAAGTGTTACCTTCAGTTCCGTCGGACTTCATAGAACCTATAGTACCGCCTCCGGCGCCAGAGGGCCTGCCCTCCAAGGTGCTAAGTATCATGCCAGTGACCCCGTCGCTATCTGCGGCGTCCCTGACCTGCATGACGAAGGTGTACTGGCCCTGAATGAGCTCAAGCCCCGTGCCGGTCGAGTCCTTAAGCGTGACGACCATGTTAAACGTGTCACCCCTCCTGCAGGTGATGTTGAGCCGTTCAGATATGTCTAGGTTTATCTTCTTAGTGGCCATTATTCAAGTATGCTAAGTATGTCTGATTGATTGTTTTCTTCAGCCTCCTGAAGCTCGCCGCGCTGGCCCTGACGTTGAGATATCAATTTACTTTGCTTAGAAGCTTGGATGTCGACCCTGTCGTCCTTGCGGTCCTCTTTGAGCACCTCCAGCTTCTCCTTGAATTCCTGATCGTCCGTCTTAAAGCCAAGCGTAGCCTGAGCCTTAATCATCTCGATCTCTTTTCTCATCTGGTGTTTAGCCTGCTCCAACTGTATTTCGAGCTGGGCCTTGAGTTGCAACTCCTGAGCCTTCAGCTGCGCCTCCATCTGAAGCTCTTGCTGGCGGGCCTGCGAAGCGGCCTGAGCCGCTTGGGCCTGCTGCTCAGCTTGCATCTGAGAGTTCTGTTGCGCCATCTCCTGCTGCTTATCCATGCGTTTCTTTCGGCGCACGATAAGCAAACGCTCCGCTTGGTTGATGTCTTTCAGGTTACGGATGGCCACGGCGTCCTCAAGGTCTATCTCCTTTTGAGACAGGGCCATCTGTATGTTTTGCTCAAGGTATTGGCGCTCCTGATCCTCCATTTCTTTGCGGACTTGGACCCCGAAATTGAACATGGGGAGCTCGCTAAACGAGGACAGCACCTTCATGTTTTCGTTTCCGATAGCCCTCTGGTACGCTTGGAACACGATTGAGTCGGTCGGAAGTATCTGCAAACACTTCACGAGGTCCTCGCAGACGCGCTTAAACAAGAGCATCGCGGAGTTCGTGATGTCGTACGTGGCGTTATTGCCAGCCGCGATAGCCTGCTGCTGAACCCCGACCAGCGTGTCGCCCTTAGGCGTCGACGCGTCCATCATCTCGTTGATGCCCGTGGTGTCGCGGATCAACCCAAGGTAGTGGTTGTAAATACCGATTAGCTCGTTGATGTTGCGGATGCTGTTCGGGATCTGCTGGATAGGCGCCCCTTGGAAGCCGCCCTCTGGGTTCTTGCTTCTGTAGTAGAAGACACCCGTCTGTTCATAGATGTCGTGGAGCTCAAGGGGCTGCAGGTCGCCTCCCTTCCCGAGCTGTACGTTCTCCAACCCCTCAATGTCGATAATCAGCCCGTCTGGCTTTGCCTTGGCGATGGCCTGCTGGATCTTGAGGTGCGTGAGCTGCAGCATGTCCGCAAATCCTACGCAGCTATCCACCATCGACTTAGGCATCATGTTCCTAATGTTCGTGGCGGCCACGGAGTAAGACATGCGCGTGCGGCTGAGGTCGTGCATATTGCGGGGCATGTTGTTCTTCAGCCCGTACCCGATAATGAACTCGGTGCCCGGGATGTAGATGCCGCCGTACACGTTAACCATATCCATCTTGCGAGGGGTGCGCTTAAACACGCCTCCTTGGCGCTCCTTGTAGCTGTACCCTTCGTAGTAGAAATTAGTGTTTCCGTATCTGTTCTCCTTCTCCTCGAAGTACATGCAATCGACGCCCAAGAACTCAAAGTCTATAACCTCTATCGTATACTCGTCGTAACCGTACACGTTGCGCTCAAGGTGTGAGTCGTAGTAGCTCTGGTTGAGCTTGGACATATCGTACCCCTTGGTTCTAGCCGCGTGCTCTGCGATCTTCTTAAACTCCTCCTCCGTCATTTCCTCGTTCGCGTAGCGCCTGAGGTCCTGAATCTTCATGCGCTTGATGTGTCCGGCGTACACCAAATCGTCAAAAGATGGGTCTTCGGTGTAGCTATGAATGAACATAGCGGGGTCAACGTACTCAGTTACAATGCCATACGACGGGTCGTTATTTCTTTTTACGACCGCCATGCCGCAGGCGACGAGGTCGTTTACGCAGCGTCTGTACACGTTGTCGCTAAAGCTATTCCACTCTAGCGTCATGTTCGTGGCTATCTGGGCCGCTATCTCCGCGTCCGTCTTGATGTTCGTTTCGAGGAAGATTTCCGCCTCCTCAAGCGTGTCGGGCAGCTCGGCTGGGTCTTTATCCAGCACGAGGCCACCGGTCATTGCCTTTAGCTCTTCGAGCTGAGGTTTTATCTGAACCTGAGTCTTTATGCGATTCTTCTCTTTATCCTTCTCCGAAGAAGAGAGCGGATCTACCGCCTCAAGATTCGGGTAAGGGTTTCTAGAGAGGATCTTGTTTACAATGATTCTCGCGAACTTAGGCAGGATAGGTACGGGAGTGTAGTCGAGGTTGACAAGGCTGCCGTCACCGCTGCTAGGGTCAAGAGACGTAAGTATTCTCTTGTAAATGCTGGTGTCCTGAGTTCCGTTGGCGTAATCCCTGTTTCTTTCAAACAGCTTGGCTCTCTTTTTATACATAGAGCCGGAGTCCTGTATCTTACCCCACTGGTTCTCTATAGCCTTGGCGTAGTCCAGCCCATACTTCTTCGAAGCCTTCTTCTCTTGTGAAGCTAACGGGTCTGGAAAACTACGGGACTTATTTCTTTCGTTGCTATGCATTACCGTGGCGGCATTTTTGCAAATATAGAAATAATAGGATTCTTAGCCGATCGGGTTATATCTGCGGAAAAATTTCTTCTCGTCAAACTTTACAACCTCCTTTTTCTTTGCCTTTTGGGCGGCTAGTAGCGCAAGCCCCGAGCTTATCGTAAGGTCAAACTTGGTTCTGTCGTTTATTTTAAAACCTATCCAATCCTCAAGCGTGCTGTTAAAATACATCTTTCCCATGTCTCCGGTCTCACGATGAAACCCAACATGGTCGTGGATGTAAGCTTCTATGGCGTGGGCGTGAGCTTGGATGACGTCTTGCGAGTTTGAAGGTATACCCTTCGTCTTTGTTTTTATAGAGCTGTTAGCTGCGGTGAGGTGGGCTGGCCTATCCATAAGGTAGCCGTCATAACCCCTTGATTCAAAGTACCTTGCAATCCCGTACTTGTTGTTTTCAATTAACACAGGGTACCCATAAAAGACGGCAGCCATAAGCACGTCTTCGTAGAAGATTTTAGCTAAAGGCGGGCGGGACGCATACTCCACTACAAACATGTTCGATGGGTGCTCCATATGGAACTTGTTGTAAAGGTGTAGCGCTCCCTTAGAACCGCGTCCGTCGACGGTGGCGTCAAGGTCATAAGAGTCGACCCCGCCTACCCCCAGCTCTGCATTAGGTGCTACGCGTTTTCCTCGATCAAATTTCTTTTGATTCTGGATCTCTTTAGGCGGCATCCACGCCACCTTAAACCGGCCCTTAGGGTCTGGCTTAAATACTACTTCCGTGTCCTTTTGCCCGTTCTTCCAAACGAAGTTCCCTACAACTATAGGGTTTGGGTATAGGTCGTCGTTATGCTGTATCTGCTCGTATATCTTGCCGATGTTGAATAGGCTTCCGTCGATACTATCCCTGAAGGCTTCGTCGGTGGTAAATGGGAACTGGCGCGTTACCTCGTTTAGCTCCGAGGGGTCAGACTTGAGGCTCTCCCTTTCGTTTTTGAGATACGTCTTTGCGCCTTGAACAACACTATCGCCGTCAAGACCGTCCACAGGGTGATCAGGGTCATCAACGATGGGTCGTCCGTGTTTGTCAAAAAATCCTTCAAGTGATTCATATGCGGGTATAAATAATCGGTACAGTCCTGTTCGGGTCCTACCGTTTGCGTTTCTTTCTTCCGGATTCGAATCCCTCCACAATTCCTTGTATTCCTTCCCACCCTTGTCCATCGGGTTCACCGTACTCCCAACCATGGCCTTTCCCACGATTTTTCTTCCGACGATCAAACATGTCCGCTGAATCCTCCAAGCGTCCCTTATGTCTGTAGGTTTTTCCCATTTTCCAGCTTCGTCTAAATAGAGTATGTGGAGCTTCTCCCCATCATACGCGTTGTTAGTAGTGTTCTTCCAGTTAATTACCGTATTAAGAGCCTCTCCCGTCTGCGCAGTCTTATTCTTCTTCGTGATTCTCTTACTCGGCTCGCGAAAAGCCAGCTCCATGCGTGGGTTAGTGGTACCATCCTGTATAGGTTTAAAGAAGAAGGGGTAGTGGCGGAACATTTGCACCACCTTCTTCATGAATATATTTTCTTGCGCGTCCTTACCAGTCTTGGACTGGATTCCTAGGAGTTTGTCTTTGACCTGCGTCGCTTCATCTAGAAGCACAGCGGAGCAGATATTAGTATATCCGCTACGCCTGCACTTCGTATACAACTGGCCAATACATCGCGGATCCGCCTCACACGCGGCTAAATGTAAGAAAATATTTCTTTGGAACTCTAAAAAGTCAGGATAACCAACGTCCATCTTGGTCCATTGGAGCATCATATAGTGCCTCCCGGTTATATAAACAGGCCTACCCGCATTATAAAACCAAAAGCCCTCACGCCTACGGCGAAATTCCTCCTCGATATACGGAGAAAACTTCTGTCGAAACTCCCTTGGCATCTCCCCCCACTCATCCATAGACTTAATACGAGACAGTTCCTGAGGCATAGGAACCCTCTCCCACACCTGCATGTCGTCTGGCTTTCCATATCCCGCAATTTCTTCCTCGGGAGGCTGAGCGGGAAGCATAATGAGTAGTGAACCAAGTTCAATAAGTTCACCTTTCGTACCCTTGGGACAAATTGAGACAGCAGGCGCATCATAATATTCTATGTTTACTAGGGAGGACATCAGAAAACCTGACCGTACCGATTGCTTCTAAAGCTCGGGGCGCCAGTCTTAGGGGTCTTAAGCTCCATGTACTTGCCACACGGACATTTAATGTCGTGGTAAGCCCCTTCAGATCCGAACTTAATAGTGACGCCGCTTTTAGCTTCCTCGTGGTCCTTACACTCGCAGATGTAATCAGCCATGGTTAGCGACCTTGAGATTTGTACGGCTTCTTGTAGTACTTCGACGTCTTAATGTTTGACGTACGGGTCTTGGCGTGAACCCCTTTTCTTCTGACGCGCTTTTTGATCAGCGTTTGAGTTTGTTGTTTCATGTCAATTTAATTTAGTACCCCCGACAGGACTCGAACCTGTAACCGTTTGCTTAGAAGGCAAATGCTCTCTCCAGTTGAGCTACGAGGGCGTTCCCTCACCTGCTCCTCCTAACGGAGGGGCGGTTGTTGGCTCTATTCTTAGATTCAGGCTGCTTCTCAGTTCTGTCAGACGACCCTACATGCGCTTCGTCGAGACCGTCCCCGTTCCCGTACGTCCCCTTGCGGCGGTTGATACGGTTGAGGTTAGCCCTGTACTTCTTGGCTTTGCCGCCGCTGCCGTACTTGGCGTATTCCTCTTTGTAGTCTCTTTTCTTGAGCTTCATGGTACAAATATAATAAATTGTTGGGGCGGTGGGACTTGAACCCACGACTTCCTGTGTATAAGACAGACGCTCTAACCAACTGAACTACGCCCCAGTGTGATTGCCCTATTATGCGTAGAGGGCCGCCTGACGAAAAAAGAAGCTTAATCCTCGAACTCGTCGTTCCAAGATTCCTCCCAGAACTTAAAGTCTTGTTTATTCATTTGGTACACTATTTCTTGCCAATCATTTAGAGAATCTTTCAGCGAAACCTCCGCTGTAGTCTTTTGCTTGTTCGATCTCTCCATTTGTCTGTAGGTCTTTTATCATTTGCTCCAACCGTTGCCTTTCAAGCAACAGTTCCTTGCAGTCTATAGCAGTTTGTTTAATGGACTGCAGCTCGGCCTTACGTGCCGAACCGCCAGCCTCAGGGTCTACCGGCTTCCGAACCTCGTCGATCATATTGTTGATCGCCACCTCCATGCTGCCCATAAGGCGCTCGGCGGCTTCAATCGTTGTGAACTTCTTCTTCGACATAGAGAATATCTTCTGCGCGAACTCTAAAGTACTTATTACCGTCTATAGTTATCTCGTAATCCCTGTTCTTTTTTAATCCCACGACGTCACCCTTTTTGAGCCCTAGTTCGTCGGTAGAAGCGCATTCAAACGCCACCTTGG